ATTATGTTTTTTCATTTGTTCCAATAATAAATTTTCATCTTTTTTTACAGATTCATCAGTTGGCTCATCACCACCAAAATCAAGGTCATCACCACCCTCATCACCACCAAAATCAAGGTCATCACCACCCTCATCACCACCCTCATCACCACCAAAATCAAGGTCATCACCACCCTCATCACCAAAATCAAGACCCCCAACATCACCACCACCGAAGCCACCTCCACTACTACCACTACTATCACCACCACCTTCAGCACCCTCACCACCAACATTTTTAGCGATATTAATGTCACCATAAAGCCTATCAACTTCATCAAATGTTCCAGTATATTTTATAACTTCTGGTGTATTTTCCATTTCAGCTGATGCTGCTTTTTCTAATCTCTGTTCTAATAGGTCTTGTTTAATCTCATCGTCTGACCACCCAAGTATTTCTCTTTTAGCTTTTGTCATGGACATAACACCAAAACCATTACCACCATCACTAACAGCATCCTTATATAGATTTACCTTAGATTGTAAATGTTCTAACTTAAGCATTTCAGCTTGTGTCGATGGGTTGTTAAGTGTTAGTGTGAAATTATCTAACTCATCTTCTAAACCAAGCAAGAATAAATGCAATATTGCTATTTTATTTAATTCCATTATTAATGCTTGTTGTATCCTATTAATAGTTCTAGCAAATCTAACATCCTGGAGAGCTAAATTCTTCCCCTCACCTTGTGGGTCTTCAAAACCAAGAAAGGCTTTTGGTACCCTTAATGCGGTAAATAATTTTCGCTGGAGGTACTCTATATCTGCTATCGCATCCAAATTAGAATTTTTAATGAATACCCCAGATTCTATCGCAAATGTATGATAATTATGGTATTTTTCATCACCATCTACGGTAATAGTTCCAGTGTTCATTTTGTTTTCTAAGTATTCTATATTAATAATCTTATGGTTATATAATATTTTCTTTTCTTTATTTATAAAATATCTCCAAGCTCTAACATTTTTATATCCTAATTCTTCAGCGGCAATCTTACACCATTCTCTATAATTTTTAAACCCACGTTCTTTAATCATTTTGTCTAGGTGATTTCTAGTGAATTCATTTAAATTAGTTAATGAACTTCTAATACTTTTATTAGTGCTGAAGAATTCATACATAAATTCTTCAGATTTATTAAGTTCTATTAGTGTTAAATCTACCTTACCATATTGTTTAAACATTTCAAAAAACATATTATAAAGTGTGTTGGTAAATGTTAATTTTTGTTTTTTATTAAAAACTTTATTTTTATATTCTTCACTTTCCCATAATTCTTTAGCTTTAATTGATTGTTTTTCTTTAGAGGAACCCTTAGACCAGTAATTACGTGAATTTTTGGTTCTAACAATATCAAAATTTAATTTATTTGGGTTATTAAGATAAGTATTTTTAGCTTTATCCCTAGAATTAATTGAATTTAATTTAGATTGTATTCCTCTAAGTTTCTTTTCTTCTTCAGTTAAGTTTGAAATATAGGTATTAACCCCTTTACGTATTTTTTCCTTATTTTCTTTGGGGTTAGCCCAAATAGTTTCCAATATAACATCTTGGTGTAATTTAATATGGTCTAACACATTCATCCAAACTAAGTTACTTGGGTTATTATTAAAACGATTATAATCCTTATGATGCCTTACTAATTTATTTTTATTGGTGTATTTTTTATCATACACATATTCTTCAATAATGTTTGTATTATTTAAATAATTAGTAACCATCCTATGGGTGAAAACCCATTGTTGTTTAGAACTATCCCAAACACGCTCATAATTATTTGTATTAGATTTAATCTTTTTAGTGTCTTTATAAAAGGGCATTAAAGAGTCCCCAATATTTAAATCTTTGGCTTCAACAAATCCATTAGTTCTATGAACCCATTTATGGTCTGGAGTAGTTATAATTTCTTCACCATTATCTAAGGTAATTTTAATTACTTCAGCATTATTTCTAGTTTCTCCAGCCCACGTAATCATACCTGGTGCTAATTTACCAGTCTGTGGGTCACACGAATACACCCATAAATCTCTATTACCATTATCCCATTCATTAATTATTTCATTAAGTTCCAATGTTCTCCCATCTAATAAAGGGATTCTAGTATCTAAAGCGATACAAGCCCCAGCCAATGTATCAATAGGGTTTGGTGCATCTTCACTTCTAACGGGTATGAAGAAATCCTGGTCATTAGCTAATTGGTTATATTGTAAATCAATTTGACCAGTTTGTGGGTCAATAATTGGCATTCTTTTAAATCTATTTGCAATCTCATCAACATATGCTGGTACGTCTTCATCATCAATATTACCAACATATATTTTATATACTCTTCTTTCTGGTGCCCTTGTTACCCTATAAATCAACATAGCATCTTCAGATAGAATTAATTGTTTCCAAATCCTTCTAGCTTTCTCTAAAACACTGGTACCATATGGGAGTCTTCTATCATCACCCAATAACCTAAAATGTGCAATTTGCCATGAATTAAATTCTACATCCCTACCTCTCCAAATAAATTTAACTTTTGGTTCTTCCTCACTAGATGCGCTATTAGTGTTAGTGAGTCTACTGTATAAATCTCCCTCTCTACGTTCAATCTCAAAGTTTGGCATTTGCCTACAACCAATAATACCAGCCTTATCATCGATATTTAAAAAAACAAAATTATCACCATATTTACATACATTTCTAGTCCACATTGGTAGGGATGTGTGAATATCCAATCTATTAAAAAATAAGTCCTCTAATATTGTCTTAACTCTCTTAGAGTCGGAGTAAATGTTTAATACTCTCCCCTTTTCGTTTACCGTTGTGGATTCTTCCATAAAAATATCTAATGCGGCAGAAATTTCTGGGTAGAATTCCATACTTTCAAAATCAGAATATGACCCAATTCTTGTTGTTTCATAATGAACAGCTTTTTGAAAAAGTTCATTATCTACTTTTCTCCACGTTCCACCTAAATATTTATTTTGTTGCGCTTGTAATTTCGCAACATCATATTCTGCTTTATCTTGTGTTTTTAATAAAACATCATTACTTATAGAATATCTATTAGTTTTATCTTTTTGTATATTAACTCCATCTGGACCAAATATATTATTAAGCCTTTGAAATATTGTTAATCTTTTCTTCGCCATATTTATTTTAATTTATATGTATAATTATAATGAATTTATTAAATAATTAAACCATTATATCAATAATTATTTAAATCTACCAAATAACCATAAATAGTCACCATTTGGGTCTTGCATATTCTTAGAAACATTTCTACTAAACTTAGGTTTTTTCAATACCTTTTTATTATTTACTACCCCAGTATTATTATCTTCGTTTTGTTTCTTATTAGAGCTACCTATTCTCCAACTAGATAACATGGCTTTATTTTGTTTTTCCATCTTTTCTAATTTCTTAAATGAATGCTCAAGAACCCAAAGTGCCATACACATAGCCATAATTAAATCATCATGATAACCCCTCATGTGGTCTGGCCTACCATTTCTATATACAAACGTTTTCATTTCAGAAATCAATCTTCTTGATTTAATTATAACACCATTTTCCCTAACCATTCGTTCAAAATTGGCAATCATTGGTAATCTAACCCCATTAGCATTAAATCCTGGTATCTTACTATCTTTTGAATGTGGTGTTAATTGCGCCTTTTTACTATTCAGTATTTTGCCTCTTGGTGCGTCATAATGTAAATATTTATACTTCATTTCAAGTAGTTTCAACACTGTTGCAACACCCATTCCACCAGTAATATCAACGATAGTATAAGCCTTATATAAATTACCATATTCATATATGATTTCAGCCAATAAATCTGGTGGTATTTTCCCTTGATACTCCATAACTTGTTTCATTGTCGTGAAGTCAACTATTACAATAGTCGATGAATCTTCACCATCTCCTCTCGCAACATCAGAACTAAGTATATATTGGTGACCTTCTATTGGTTTTTCCCAAATCCAATATTCTTTTTCTCTACCATCAACCCAAACTGGGTCCTCAACGTTATTTTCTTCGTGAAATATAATATCTTCATCAGCAATAACATTACCACCAGAACCAAGAAATGAAACATCTAACTCTTGTGCAATCTTTTTTACATTATTATTTAATGTCATGCACATATTTTCATACCATGGGGATGTTGGCTTATAACCATTCTTTATCCTAACCCTATATTTTTCATTTATAAACTCAAATTCGTTTATTTCTTCCAATATATTTCCCTTATCATCCTTTTTAATCCAACATAAACCTTTATTATACCTTGGGTCTTCATACCATCTCATTTCAATGATATTATAATTGTTTTTACCGCTTTTGGATTGTTCATACGTCTTATAATATAGAGAATCCATACCATTCGGTGTTGAAATAAGCATCACCCTACCACCAGTAGCACAAGAAGACATTGCAGCAGCATAAACAGCATCACCATTATCAATAAATGCGGCCTCATCAAATATTAAATATGTTGGAGTATAACCCCTTAATGCATCTTCAGATGTCGCCACAGCTATTATTTGACAACCATTTGGTAATTCAACTTCTATTTTTGAATTTGATAAGAATATATCTTTTTTTTCTTTTTCTGGGGTACCATAATACTCATCACCCCATACCCATCTTGGTATTTGCAATAAGTAGTCTTTTATACCTCTAAGAAATTTTTGCGCTAGTTTTAATTTATTTGCAATAAGTAAAACCGTTTCTGGGTTATCTGAGTCAGCAAATGCACACTTTACGGCCATATATGCCTGTGTAGTTGTTGATATACCAGCTTGTCTTGGTTTTGCCACAAGATTGAACCTATGGGTGTCATATGCTCGTACTATTTGCTTCTGCCTTGGGAATAGTTTGAATGGTACAAACCCACCTTGTGTATTATCTTTTGTTTCGAGATAAGTTTCAATTGCGTACACAGGGTCTTTAATAGATTTAAAGTATTCGGTTAATATTTCTTCATTAGTTAGCATATATATAAATATGTTACCTAATCATTAAAATGAAAAAACCACCCAATTGGGTGGTTTATAGTAATTTTAATTTAAAATCTTCATCCGACTTCTCAATATATTTTTTGAGTGATTTAATTGATGTTTTAAAGTCAATATTGTTTGTTCAATTGGTGAAGCAAGTCCAGATACTATTCGTCAATATATTCTTTCACAAAGTTAGTGTTTGTCGCTTACATCCCAATGGGTTTTACGCCCCTAATAAATCCTCTTCATTGAAGTATTGGTCACCCATAGCTTCATTGAATTCATCTTCCTTAATCTGTTCTTTTATTTCATTAACCATTTTTTGAACTACTTTCTTACTCTTTTTGGTTCCAGATATTATTTCTTTCATTAGTGGGTTAAAATCCTTTGGGGGTAGGCTTGCCATATCAGCATAAACATGATGCTTAAGGTTAAAATCTTCATCTGGCATTGCCTTACAAAATTTACCCCATATTGCTGGCCCCAAACGCATATCCCATGGTTCTGCTTCAATGAAATCGGCTTTATTTATAACATATACGGAGATTTTTTTCTTTTTTGGTAACCCATGTGAAGATAATACCTCCATAACACCTTTACATAATTCATGGACTAATACTGGGAATACCATAGCTTGTGCTTTAACCTTTGGTACTTCACCACTAAAGTCACATTCAGACTTTCCACCACTAACCATTTTTTCCATATTTGGTATGATAAAAAACATATAATCAGCGGCTGACATCATTTTATTATAAATGTTGGGTAGTCTTGGGTTTAAGTTAACTAAGTCATCATTTACCATATGAAACATATGATTAACCTTTTTTGCTGCCCCTTGTGTCATGGCATTTAAAACTCTTCTTTTCTTAACTTCAGAATTTGCATTAACCAGTTCATCATGATTATTAAATTCAAACTCTTCTTCCATTCTTTGTGGACCTTTATTACTTATTGTACCTTCAAGAGTTATATTATTGGTTAATTCTGACTCAAAGTTTATTGCCCCCTCTGGTATATCAAATTCTTCAGACACCATCTTAACGGCCAATTCTTGTAGGAATTCTTTGTGGTTTGATTCCATTTGAATTGCATTTCTAACCAATGGCATTTGTTGTTGCATCATTTCACGATTATTTATTTCATCCACATCAAATGCCGCACGACATCTATTAACCACTTCTTTAAATCTTTCTCTAATTAATTTCATCTCACTAGTCATTTCATCACCTTCTGGCATTATACCACATTCTGATAATGAATGACATCCATTTCTTAAATCCTCCTCCAATTTTGGGTGAAGTCTTTCTGTAATGTTTTCCTCATAAAGAAGATTCTCAAGTATTAATTTTTTACCTTTTTTCATGTTTATCTTTTTATTTCTTTTTTCATAATTTTAATATGTTATCAAATGAATATTCTAAGTTTCCCATAATAATTTTTAATATATTTTTGTATCTGGTAATAATTTTTTTATTCGTTCAATTTCTTCATCACTTATCGGGTTATTATGTAAAGACAACCTCTCCAAATTGGTGAACTTCTCAATACCTTCTAAACTGGTTAGTTTGTTATTAGATAAATACAACCCCTTCAAATTGGTTAGATTGGTTATGCCTTTTGGCAATGTGGTTAGTTTGTTATTATCTAAATACAACACCTTCAAATTGGTTAAATTCTCTATACCTTTTAAGTTGGTTAGTTTGTTATTACGTAAATCCAACCCCTTCAAATTGGTTATGCCTTTTGTCAATGTGGTTAGTCGGTTATTAGATGACCTCAACCATATCAAATTGGTTAAATTCTCTATACCTTCTAAACTGGTTAGTTTGTTATATTCTAAATTCAAATACTTCAAATTGGTTAGATTGGTTATGCCTTTTGTCAATGTGGTTAGTTTGTTATTAGATAAATCTAACCCCTTCAAATTGGATAGATTTAATAACTTATTTTTTATTGTGTTACCTTTTGATTTAGTTAACAATATACCATATATTGATTTAACCAATTCATCAACATTAATACCTTGTCCCTCTCCAAGAGCATATGCTAATTCAATATTTGATTCATCTCCAGATTTTAATAGATTGATTATTTTATCCACATCACTTGGTTCTTCATTTAAAAGAGATTCTCTAAACCTTTGTTTTATGTAGTGTTTCATAAAAAAATTATCTTTTTATATCACCAACTCTAATTGTTTTTACAACTTTTCTTGGTTTTTTGTTTAATATGGTTTCTAATAATTTTCCTTTAGTTATACTTACTGTTGTTTCATTAGTATAATCTTCATCTTCTTTTTTTCTATGTGACTTTTTTATGGCATCTGCACCCAAAGAAGCTTGACAAATAGCATATGGGTTATCTACATTTGGTTGCTTCTTAACATCAGCAACACATCTATCAAATTTAGTAGTATGCACCTTATCTTTACCAACTTCATTTACTGGTTCATTGGCAGCAATTTGGGCTGCAATGTTATCAAGTTCGTCTGGGGGTAGGCTTGGTATTTCACTTTTAATTTTGTTTTTTGCTTTCTTAACGTCATCTAAATAGTCATCAGTGTTCTTTTCTATATTATTAATTTCCTCAATAACATGTTTCTTTTTAATTCTCATTTGCAATATTTTTATTAATTTCCTTATATTTCAGTATGATATCTTTTTCATATAATTTATCTTCAACAGTTTTAATATCTTCACCAAATTTAAAATAAAGTCTACTATCTGGGTATTCATCATAATCTGTTATATCTTCCCAAGCAAGTGCTATTATTCCATCTACAGCGTCCCATACCGCAAATGTGTCACTCTTTTGAACCAATTCAAAGTTTAGTTTAGAAGTTAGTCTACCAACCCTTGATACAAAATCAAATCCAGGTGGTGATGGTTTATTAGAAGCTGGATAAGCATCCCAATCATCACCATCAATATTATCTATTGATTCTGAAAATAAGAACTCGTAAAGGTGGTTTCCAACCCAATCCATACCAATTTCATTTATATATACTAACTTCATTTTCTACATCTTAGGTTTTGGTGTAACAACTGGCTTAGTTTTCCAAATCCTCTTTCTTCTTGGTGAAGGTTTTGTCGGACTAACTTTTGGTTTTGGCTTAACAGTTGGATTATTCATATTATATATGTTTTTGTATTAAATGTTCAATTTTACCCTTATTCACAATAATACGTGATTTTTTTGACTTATCCAAATTTTTACTTTGAAATGATTCATAAACATTGGCCATCTTAAACATTTCCTCCAAATTTTCTTCAGTGTCACCATCCTCATCATCACCCAAATCCTCATCACCACCCAAGTCTTCATCACCACCACCTAAATCATCATCAAATTCATCATCACCCAAATCTTCATCTTCACCCTCATCTCCAGATGTTTTAATTTTTTCAATAATATCTTTTTGGTCTGATTTATCCATTTCAGCGGTATGTGTTGCGGAAATAACTGAGTTAATGACATACTTTTCAAGGTCGAAATCTGGTTCGCCATTATCTTTTGTATATGTTCTAAGGGAGGTGCCTATTTTGCCAGCCAATTGTTGAATGAATTTTTCTGGGTCTTCTTCTTCATCAGCCTCAACACCTGGGTCAAATGGTTCGTCATCATCAAATGGTTTATCATTATCAGAACCTTCATCAGAATCCTCAAGAGAATCCAATGAAAAATCTTCTTCTTCATCAGATGCATCAAAATCTGGTTCACTGCTTGGTGCATCCAGTTTTATCTTATAGGATGTTTCTTCGTCTAAATTATAACCATCTTCCTCATCTTCAAATAAACCTGTGTTTTTACTTGGTTTTTTATACTCAGTTAATCTTTTTTTTTTTAATATTCTAGATAAACGTTCAACAATTGACTCATCAAGTGGTCCCATTCCCTCAAAATCAGATTTTTGGTAGTTTTGCATCCAATCTGCCTCTTTTGTTTGTACATCAAAAAAAACAATCTCTTTTTCTTCACTAGACAATGTATCCCAAATATCTTTACCACCTACTTCTTCTATTGCGGCAGCAATAAGTTCTTCATTATTATGTAAGTTTTCTATTTGTTCCCTTTCTCCACTTTGTTTGGCGTATGAAATTGGGTCATACTCATCATCATCAATCATTTCCGTTATATAGTTGTTTAATTTACCAACTGTTAGTGTTTCTTTAGTTGTGTTTTCAACCAAAAATTTATCAATTAAACGTTCAGTTTCATTCAGCTTAACATCTTCCAATTCATCAATCGCATCCTTATCAGCCACATTATCACCAAAACCATCCTTCTCTTTACCCTTTTTATTATCATAAGACAATTTTGCACCCTTTTTGTTTACAATATATTCTTTGGATATGTTTTTATCCATTGGTTTTGTTTCACTAAATGCTTTATTAGGGGCAATTGCATGATGTTCATCAAGTATATTATCATTCTTGAATGTATTTATGTTTCCAGATTTTGAATGCGCCTCATTAAGACTAATAAACTTTAGGTTTAAGTGTTTTATGGCCTTAGCATATGAAGGGTATGATTTACTCTTTTTATTTTGTAAACCACCAATATATTTAAAATCTTCAGAAATAACATTTTTCTTATTCTTACATGACTTTATGTAGTATTCTTGATTCTCCCTAACAATGGCGTAAATATTACCATCTGGCCCATTCTTAGTTAATTCTATTACTGAACGATTAATACTTTCATTAATTGGTGCAACACCCATTAATTGCTTCACTCTACTTAATTTTTCAGTTCCTTTTAATCCAGTTGGTTTTACTATATTTCTTTTACTCATTTTTTAATTTATTATTATTATTTATTATTGTTTTTATGGTGCTGGATAATTACTTAATGTCGGGGACCCAGTTTGCACATTAATTGGTTCACCCAATACATAGACATCAGATGTATTAGATATTGAACTAACCGATATGTTTAGTATTGATGATGCGGCCATAGTGACAGACACACCATTAATTGTCACAGCAGCGTCTGCACCAGCATAAACTTGATAGTATTTATAATTAACAACATCAGCATCTGCTGCTGCATGAATTATTGTATATATCCCTAAATGTATTGGCATTATTAATTTATTTAAATATTTGTGTTATTATACGTTTATGTTGTTCAACATAATTATAAATATGCTATAAAAATTAAAACCACATTTTTATTTTTTATATTATGTTTAAATTGATGTTTGACTATAATACACCCCCTTCAATCTTAAAATTCATAGAGGTAAGATATTCTAATGTTGGTTCGTATGCCATTGTTTTAATTTATTTATTTGTTTTTAAGGTACATCTGAAACATAATTTGCAACAGTTCCAGATTGCATTGTCATATCTAAATTTGGTAAACTTCCTCTATTTACCATTAATGGTGTAGCTGCATAATCTCCATCATCTCCCATTCTATACCATTGAGTAGGGCTATAAGGGGTAAGGTCTAAATTAGCATTTCCTCCATTATGTAAGGAAGTTAAATCTGCTGTTTTATCTGCTGCAAATGTTGCCAATTCCGATACTAATAAATATTCTGAATCTCTTCCTGGGTTATGACCTATTTTAAGTGTGTTCGGGTTTCCATTACCAAAACACCAAACACCATCAGCAGAACCTGTACCGTTAATGTGTACAGTAGGAGTTATAAAAGTACCATCTATCGCCATACTAAAAGCATTAGCAGTACCATCATTAACATTTCCACCATCATAGACAATCATTAGCGAGTGCCACGCATCTAAAGCAGCACCATGATGAATTAACCGCACATAGCCACCATAACGAGTATTCCCATAATAAAGTCTTAAATCTATCCCACCTGTGCTAGATTTTGCTGCTGCAACAAACATGCATCTTTGCCCCCATCCATATCCATGGTCAAAATATCCAAATGAAAAAATACTTCTAGCACTATTCGCTCCTGGAGCTGAAGAAGATAATTTAAACCAAGTCCACAATGTCCATGGAGTACCTGTAGTAGTTCCTTGTGCCATGTACATTGGACAAGTATTATTATCTGATGCAGATGCTCCCGTACTAAAATAACTATTAGTTGCAAGTCCCTCAAAACTATACATATTTGTATATACTGGACTAACAGTAAGTGTTATCGTTTTAGTATCAGTTCCATGATAATTTGTTGCTCTCGCTATTATATTATATGTTCCAGCACTTAAACCGCTACCACCTATAAGTGTTTTGTGTTGTCCTTCAACACTCACAATACCTGTAGGTAAAGAATCATAAGACCACGTTACAACATTAGTCCCTGTTGGAGTAAAATTTATATTATTACCCACAATTGATGCTAAACTTGTACTACTTGTTATTGCAGGCGCAACCCCACTCCCGACATTAGCATAAAGTTCATTAAGTTCATTAATTGCGGTTGCTTGTACTTGTGTAACTAAAACACCGTTTATGGTAATGTTTGTTATATCTAATTTGTCTACTAATATCCTTTCTCCTCCATTGAATTGAATTCTTATATCAGCACCATTGGCGACAGCTATAATGCTATTTGCTGGATAAGTTTCCAGAGTTGCTCGATTGTCATAATCTCTAAATAAGATTGTTGTTCCTCCTGTTTCTATCTTGAAATCCATTGAGGTAAGATGTTCTAGTGTTGGTTCGTATGCCATTGTTTTAAATTATTTATTTATTTATTTGTTTTTATTCATTTAAAATATTATCATCATTTTCTGTGATTATAAAATCACCCAACTCAGTAACAAGAAAAACAGGGGGGGTTGGTGTTGGATAATTACTTAATGTTTGGGGCCCATCTCGTACATCAATTGGTTCACCTAATACATAGACATTGGTTCCAGCAATTGAAGTAACTGATGTATCTATTATGGATGTCGCAACCATAGGGACAGACACACCATTAATTGTCGCAATAGTAGTTGCACCAGCATAAACTTGATAGTATTTATAATTAACAACATCAGCAGATGCTGCTGCATGAATTATTGTATATATTTTTGATTGCATCGACACTATTAATTACATTTAATACCAATACCAATGAGTCCCATCACAGATTACTGCTCTTTGCTCCCATTGGGTGCCCATAGGAAACCCAGTGCTACTATAGTCTGTCCCATCTATATGTACACCAGTGGTATTGGTTTTTATTTCTATACTAGTGGGAACAACAATAGTTTTAAAACTAATACGGTATTGGGCTACTGGTGGGGGTAATGTAATTATGCATGTAACATTATTAACCAATATAAATTCTTTATCAGTAGCAGCCCTACTTGTTGTTGTTTCTGTAACACAATCCCATTCACCACCCCCCACTGAGGCTGAGGGTATTCTAACATTTGTAGTACCATCGTAACCCACAAAAAATGTTGTTACCGTTGGTGCTTGGTTAGTAAATTGAGAAAACTTTTTATTTGCCATTATTTAAAATTTTATTAAGGGGTTTGTAAATTATTTAACCCCTAGACCACTAGTACGTTGGAAAACTAATATATTAGTGTCCCTATAAATATATTAGTTTTATAAAAAAGTGTAACATTAGTTTTAATTTTTACATAAATTATTATTTAATTGACTCATACTTTAAAAGCATTTTATTTAATTTATCAATACCAATCAATCTACCAATATCATCATAATGTTTTGTGACTTTTTTCATACAGTCAATCAAACCCCTTTCAAATATTATAACCTCTTCTTGTTTTATGTTTTTTATTCTATCAATAACTTCTGAAACATCAACATTCTCTTCTTTTATAAATGCGTATTTCTTTATATTTGAATTTAAAACCTTACCTTGACTTTCTGCTGTCTCAAATCTAAAATAATCTGTTTCTGGTACGTTTGAATAAACATAATTACCACCATGTTTAAATATAATATTTAAGCTCTTATCTGATTTATTATATTTAGATGCGACAATATTAGAAGATTCATAAAGAACTTCAATTAACCCATTTTTTTCAATTTTTTCTAAAATCATAATTTTTATTTTTTAATTATTTGTTATATGTTTTATAAGAATCAATTTCATTAATTTCGTATATTTTACCTATAGATGATGTATCATGGTCTTCAAGTATAATAATATGGTTATTAGTTATTAACATATTCGAATTTATGTGTTCTACTTTGATAATATCTGAACCTATCTTACGTAGTAGTATTATTTTTTTAAATTTATTAGACATCATAATCATTTATTTTAAAATATAGGCATTATTTTTTAATTATCAACCTTGATTTTATATAAAACATTTATTATATTTGTAATTATAAAAAATTACATTACTTTAGTGTTCATGATTGGGAACAGTAAAATATATAATACACAACCAATATTCATTAATATGAAAAAAATATTACCAAAAGTTAAAACAATAATGAAAGATGCCAATGCGGAAGCGAAGAATTACGGTGATAAATATATTAAACCAGAACATATATTATTATCAATAATAAATGATAATAAAAATAAATCGACCAATATAATGGATGAAATTGGTATAGATTTAAATGAATTATATGATGACATAAGTCGATATCTAACATTAACACAAACTTTTGATTATCATGGGGTGAATGACAAAAAAAAACTCAAACTACCCTTTAGCGACAAAAGCAAAAAACTTTTAGATGGGTTAGATTATGAAGCAACAAAATTAAACGATACATTTATCGACACATCACATATTATTTTAAGTATGCTCAGTCTAAAAAAATTGGACTTATTGAAACTACTTAAAAAACATCAAATAACATATAATAGTTTTTTTGAGTGGGTATTAGATTATAATGAAGAAAATGATACTTTAGATAATGAATTAAAAAAAATTGAAGATATGCTTAAAAAAACCGATGACTTTAAAAATTCAACGGAGGAATTTAATAGTGGGCCAGCCGACTCTGGCGGGGCAAGAAGTGGTAAAAAAAGTTCAAATAAAAATAGTAAAACACCAGTGTTGGATAGATTTTGTATGGATATTTCACAATTAGCTAAAGAAGGTAAATTAGATGTTGTTATCGGTAGAGAAAAGGAAATTAAAAGGGTTGCGCAAATATTATCTAGAAAAAAGAAAAATAACCCAGTTTTAATTGGTGCACCTGGGGTTGGTAAAACGGCAATTGCTGAAGGTTTGGCTATTATGATTAATGACGGTAAAGCACCAAGAATTATATTAAATAAAAAAATATATTCACTTGATTTACCAACAATTGTTGCTGGAACAAAATATAGGGGTCAATTTGAAGAAAGAATGACAGCAATATTAGACGAATTAAAAGATAATTTAGATGTTATTTTATTTATTGATGAACTTCACACAATTGTTGGTGCTGGAAATACGTCTGGGGGTATGGATGCGGCAAATATATTTAAACCAGCGTTAGCTAGGGGTCAAATACAAGTTATTGGTGCGACAACACTTGATGAATTTAGGGAAAACATAGAAACAGATGGTGCGTTAACTAGAAGATTTCAACAAGTTTTAATTGAAGAACCGACACTTGAAGAAACTAAGATTATATTAAATAATATAAAATTCTCATATGAGAATTATCATAAAGTTACATATACTACTGAAGCAATCAATGAATGTGTTAAAATGTCACACAGATATATTTCTCATAGGGCAATGCCAGATAAAGCAATCGATATTTTAGATGAAGCAGGTGCTGCTAGAAACATAAATCAAGAAACCCCACAAAACATTAAGATACTTGAAGGAGAAAAAGAAAATATTAATGTAAAAAAAATAAATGTGGTAAAGATGCAAAAATATGAAGAGGCTGCTAAATTAAGGGATGAAGAGAAAAAAATTAATAAAAAACTAATCATTGCTAAAGAAGAATGGTTAGAATCTTTGGATAAGGAAAGGTCAATTGTTAATAAAACACACATATGTGAGGTTATTTCAACAATGACTGGAATCCCCCTAAGTAAAATATCAACAAAAGAAAATGAAAAACTACTCACAATGGATAAAGAACTTATGGATAGGGTTATAGGTCAAGATGAAGCCGTTGTTAAGGTTGTTAATGCCATAAAAAGAAGTAGATTGGGTATAAAGGATAAAGATAAACCAATTTCTTTTATCTTCCTAGGCCCAACAGGGGTAGGAAAAACTTATCTCTCTAAATTGTTGGCCGAACACATGTTTGGGGATATTGATTCATTAATAAGAATGGATATGTCTGAATATATGGAAAAGCATTCAGTATCTAGGCTTATTGGTCCACCACCAGGTTATGTTGGTTATGGTGAGGGTGGGCAATTAACCGAAAAAGTTAGGAGGAAACCATACTCAGTAATATTATTTGATGAGATTGAAAAAGCCCATAATGATGTATTTAATATACTCTTACAAGTTCTTGACGAAGGTCAACTAACTGATGGGTCTGGTAGAAAAATAAATTTTAAAAATTGTCTTATAATACTCACATCAAATGTTGGTGTTAAACAAGTTAACGAATTTGGTAATAATCTTGGGTTTAAGACGAGTGCCACAATTGTTAATGAACAAGAAAAATCAAGGTCTATCATTGAAAAAGCCCTCAAGAAAAAATTTAACCCAGAATTTTTAAATAGAATTGATGATACCATAATTTTTAATAGTCTTAAACAAAATGATATAAATTTAATCATTAAACACGAATTAGAAAAATTAAAAGTTAGGTTACTTGAGGTTAATTATAAGATAAAGGTTAATAAAAGTGCCATTGATTATGTTGCAAAAGAGGGATATGATGAAGCTTATGGTGCAAGACCACTAAATAGAGCAATACAACGTTATATTGAAGACCCAATTGCTGATGCAATATTAAATGGTAAAGTTAATGAAGGGCAATTGATTAAAATTTCTTATGATAAAAAAATAGGTGAAATTATAATTTCTTAGGGTGTGAAAAAAATATAGGTATAGGCAAAAAGTCCATAAAAAAATTATTTGATATTTTCCCACAGATTAATTGTTATTTATACGACTGAACCTAAAACAGGGTCAAAAAATATCCAACCCTAATATAGGGTTGGATATTTCTTAAACACTATTTTGTTATTTTAAATTTTTAAGTTGAGATTCAATTTTAGACAGTCTTGATTCGATTAAGGATTTTTTCACTTTGTTTTGTTCAGCAATCCACATTTTTTTCTTTTCATTTACAGTTTCATTGACGATTTTATCAATTAACTCAACTAATTCATTTTCGGTAACTTTAACAGTTTTTCTTTTTGACATGTTTTCTAGAAATTTTATAAAATTTTATATAAATAAATATGTATAAAAAAACAAAAAGACGAAATTATTTATAAATTAACAAATATTGTCAGCAACACTTGAACTCGCCCACGCATTTGGTTTAACCCTAAATTCATAACCCATTCCAAGTATATAACCTACAACCTCTGAAAGGGCCTTACTTGACTCCCATTTAACATCTGGATTAATATCTGCATGAACCTCTAATGGTATGTTATAGCGGTCTAAAAGGGGTGAAATTTCATAAGCAACATCTATTGAATTACTAACTTCAAAAAGCATTCTTTCCTTAACCCCTCCTCTTGTTTGTTTATACCTATCACTATAATACGTTTTAGCCACAATCATACCCCCTCTGCCTACAATAACCCCATCACCTAGATGTTCTTCTCTAATAATAACAATAACTGTTGCAAACCTATAACCTTTTGGGTTTCTTTGAGAATCAGTCCCAATAGCAATCTTTAGTTTATAACCATTTTCATGTTCACATTTAAAAAGGTTTTCTAAATATTCAAATAATGTCATTTGAATAAACCCTTTATTTACTCTAAACCATTTTGAATCATTAGTTACCATATTTTTAATATTTACATTTCAACCGATGGTAATAATTTCCGTAATCTATCATAATTGTGTTTACCAATATCTTTCGGTGTTACAGCTAATCTATATAACTTACCCCCATTTGTTTTATCAAGAAACTTGATTTCATCGGGTATGTTTGTTATTTTATTACCTAATATATTAAGGAATATAAGGTTTTGTAATGCCCCAATTTCTTTCGGTAATGATGTTAATTTGTTATTTGGGAGTATTAATTCTTTTAAATTTGTTAATGTTTTTAATGATTTGTGCAATTTAGATAAATTAGCATTTGCAATTGCTAACGTATTTAATTTAGTAAATCTAGATAAATTAGCTAATTTAGGTATATCCCTATTTAATATTCGTATGATTGGTGTGAATTCGTCAATAATATCAAATAAAGCTTGGGTCCAACCAAATTTTATTTGATACTCTAAATAAATGTTATTTTTATTAGTACCAACCTGTGTGGCCATAGGGTTTAATATATCATAAAAATATTTAGAAATTGTTTCACTCTCATTTATCACATCACTAAAAAAATCACCATGTTTATTTTGTTTCCTATTCTTAATCTGATTACTTTCAAAATGTATTTGATAAAGATAATTATCTTCTAACTCTCCATTAAAAAATTTATTATTTATTATAACATATAAGACCGATTTGGGGTTGCTTGGTGTTTTATAATTTATATAGTGAGAAAACATACCATTACCAGGGGTGGCCGTACACCAATTAACAAATTTATTAAATATGCAATTAGCATCTCTTGTTTTAGGAATATAAACCGTAAATTTCCTACATCTAACTGATATCTCAGCTTGCCCACTATCTACAAATTTTTGTATTAATGTTTCCATCTCAGATGGGTCTCGTTCAATGAATGGGTCAATAGCATCATATAGTTGAGAAAGAGACTTATATTGGTTTATGTTTGTTGGGTCTTTAATATCCTTTAAGACATAACTTCCAGAACAAAGTTTTTTAAATTTTTGTTTTCTCTTATTATTTTCGAATAAATTTAAATAAACTTCAGCTAATGGCAAATCTTCTTCAACCAACCTAATAGCATCACTGATTGTTTCTTCATTCTTTAATAACTTTGAAAATAAGTTAAGTATCCATTGTGTGTATATTTTATTGGGGGTTGGGTCTGACTTAATTATTGTGTTAAATACACGGTCAGTTATATAAACATTGACCTTATTTTTGATAACTTCAGAACCATTTGGTTTTATTTTTTTTATTTCAGAAACACATCTTAATGCTAGTATATTGCTATTGTGCCCCTTTATTTTTTTAAAGTTATTATATGGGGTAATTTCGTTTAAGTCCGATTCTGTATAGTCATTTTTAAGATTAAAAATGTTAAATTTTTTTGATAAAAATGTTAACCTATCTATCGATTTGTTTTCATTCATAGATTTAACTTTTTGTGAAATTATCTTCAACACCTCAAATATACGAAAATTTAGTAAAATTGGTTGTAAAAATCTTGTTCAATGTATTTCTTAACCCTTTTTTTCATGAAATATAATAGTGTAGATATATTTGTAATTTCATTGGTAATGACATCTAATATGATAGTATTAATGTTTTCATCATCAGTGACCCTATATTTAATTTCTTGAAAAATGTTATAATAACCAATGTTTATTAATTCGTCTATAATAATATTATAAACCTCCCACCTATGTAACTTATCCTCATCAACATTTGTGATAGTTTTTTTTAAAAAAGTATAATATTCTTTATCTAAGTTACTATACTCACCCATACCATGTTTAATGGTAAAGTTAATACATTCCATTTTTTTAATTTTAAAAAGAATTAATTTTATTATATAATCTATCTAATTCTGGAGACCTATTTTTTATTGCGCTTAAAAGTTCAATACAAACAATATTTGGTTTTAGTGTTTCTGTCAATTTATATTGTAATTCTTTGACCTTTAACATATCTTTCAGTGTGTGTTTAAGTTCTAAAATAACTTGATTATATGTTGCCCATTCTTCTCTATCCTCATTAGCGGCATAATATATATTATCTGTAATATATTTTTCATATTCATGCTCTAAATAAGTTTCAAACTCACCATATCGTTCTCTTAATTTGTCTCTTATTTTTTGTTTTATATCCACTATTCCATTAATCCAATATTTTTAGATAGAAACCCATCTTTTATTTTATTATTACACCAATCTTCCAATAATTGCATTAAAAACCCCTCACCAACATCATATTTTTTTCTTAAATATTCCAATAAACCTCTTGGTGTGATTATTCGTCCATCAACAATTATCTCAAAACTCTTCCTTTGTTTATATTCATCACCATCTCTGTAAGTTTCGATTACTTTATTATAATTTTTATTTAAATCAATTATGATTGTATTTACCATTGCAGCATGCCTAGTATTCTCAAATAAAAATTTCTTTAATTTTTTATATTGATTTTCAGATATTATTAATTTATGTGCCATATTAATAAATATGTTAAACTAACGTAAATTATCAACAAATTCTTTTAATTTTTTCTTTGGTATTACACCAGGAACCTTAGTTATTAGCTGCCCATTTTGAAATATTACGGTTGTGGGTATTCTTCGTATACCATACTTTAATGATGTTCTTGGATTTGTATCAATATCCATAACCCCCAAAGTTACACTTGGTGTTTCATTAGAAAATTCTTTTAATATTGGTGTATACACCTTACATGGACCACACCAGTTACTTTTAAAACATAATATTGTTATTCCAGAATTATTTAATGCTTCATTTATTGTTTCATCCGTTAAATTCAAATACATTTTTATTTTTTTTACTATTATTTATTATTAAAGTAATATAATTACAATAACAAATATAAACATAAAAACTTAAAAATAAATGGAGGATTTTGAAATTGTATATAATTTTTTAAACATATCTTTACCAGATAACCACCCATATGTTTATGAGTATATCACCAATAAACATACAACTAAAGAAAATATTGTTAACAAAGTACTTAAACTATGTGATTTTTTGTTTATGCCACCATATGATATTTATTTTATGATAAATGTAATTGAATATTTTTTAAACAATAAAAAAACCCAATATTTATTGGGTAATATAAAAATATATCCGATTTATTAAGTAAAATTTTTTTTTGTTAATATAATTTACTATATTTGTCCATTGATAAATTTGAGGGTTCTTATAACACCCCCCCTTAATTTAAGATTTTAATAATAAAATGTGGTGTTTATAATAAAAAAAACACAAATTATGAAAATAAAGGAAATAACTTCGGGAGATTTAGCATGTTTAATTGCTATAATCATTGGTGGGGTTTATTCAATTGTAAATCCAAGTTTTTCTGATGATATTTTTTTAAAAACAATTGTTGCTGTTGTGCTAATTAAATTATTTTGGTGATATGGGTAAACTAAAATTGAGGGATTTATCCACCCAACAACCAATTATATACTAATATATAAGAGGACTGAACACAAAACTATTCACTTTTAAAAAGCGTTTAAAATTTTAATCATGAAGAAATATAAAGTTGAAAAAGAAGAATATTTTAAAGATGAATCTTTATTATTGCTTGAAAATAAGTCAGAAAAAATTGATTATTTGTTTGAGGCGTATAAAAAAAACAGGTTCCATGCCAGAGTTATTTATATGAATGACACCTCTAATTATTCACATCAAAAACTTTGGTTATTCAATAAAAAAAATGGTGATTTTTCTATTGTAATGTTTAAAAAAACATATGGTATAAGTGTCACAAATAAAATATATTCACACGAAAAAAAACTTTTTTCTGTGATATACAAGGAAGGTAAATTTTGGTGTGTTAATAATATGAATAAGTATAAGCGTGGTGTTAAACCATTAACATTGTTTCAAATTAGTACGTTAATGGCGCATAATAAAGTCTTCGATATATTGAAGGAAAGATTCACATGGGTTAGGTTCATGTGTGAACACAATGTGTTAACTAATGTCTCATTTAATACCATAGTTAATAAAAAACTATATTCATTAAAAAAAGCTTTGAAACATGAATATGGTACAACATATCCAGTTGCCAAAATAATCCATACTTCAGCTAGTAAGAAAAATCATAGATATAACTTTAAAAAAATGATGAAGCACTTGAAAAATGTTGAATCATTAAAACCAGATTGGTTAGAGAATAAACATAGTGGGTTATTTTTAGATTCTGTCAATATGGCGAAAATTCTTAATAAAAAAATAAATTGCTCATGGTCTTTAAGAAGGCTTAAGGAAGAACACGATAACATGTCTAAGGATATTTCAGAAATTATTTACCATGAGTCCGATAGAGAGTTAAAGATAAAGGCTATTTTTAAGGAATTTGAAGAATATTCAAACTTCAATATGATTAAGACAACTAAGGGGTTGTACCTGGAAGGTAAAAAACAGAATCATTGTGTGGCCACATATGTTAATTCTGTTGAAAAAGGTCGTTGTGCCATTTATACCTTTAATGACTTTACATTGGAAATTAGGGAACATTACAAATCATCTGAACGATTAATGGTTCAACAATGTAAAGGGTATTCAAATTGCGAACCACCAGAATATCTTAAAACCTTCATACAAAAGAAGATTAATTCTTTTAATATGATTAAGGAACAGGAAGGGGTGGGTAAAAATGATGGTATTTGGTTTTATGAAGCGGCCTTTTAACCATAAATTTCTGGGTTCTGTTTGCCAAATATTCTTATGATTTCACCAGCCACTGCATTGGCTTGGTTCTCCAAATCAGACCCATCTGCCCCTTCACTTGGGTCACCAACAAGTTCACCATTTTCATTTTGAGAGTGGTGAACTAATTCATGGGCAACAGAACGCATTATATCAACAATTGCCCTATCTTTTATATAAACACATACAATATTATTATCAATCTCATAGTATGCGGTTGTTATGATATCAATCTTATCTGTTGTTAATCTAACCTTAAAATTCTTACTGAGTGATAGATAATCAACAACAAAGTCTATGAATTTTTCCATTAACACCCTATTGCTCATACTCTCATTAAGTAATTTCTTTATATAACTCTTCATAAGTCTTTTAATTTTTTTTCAAGTTGTTTTTGTATTTCACCCAATTGTCGTGCCCTTTTGTTATACATAGCAATTTCTGCCTTAATTTTTTCAACTTCCTTATCGTCCTCCACCTTTTCTAGCGACCCTTTTAGTGACTTAGCCGATTTAACAGCTTTAATTTTTTCACCTTTAATCGCTTCCCTTTTTGCCCTTATTTCCTTATCTTGGTCAACATCCATTTTCATAACTGTTCCCATCCTCTTTTCTTTGTTTTTTATTTCATCTTTTAATTTATCATGTTTATATTTATGTTTTTCTGGTGTTTTTTCTTTTGAAATATCCTTAGCCTTATCATCCAAATATCCAACGCTACCATCAATAAAATCTTCTATATTTTTATATTCACTGTACAACAAATTTAAATATGCATAGTAATGTGGTGATGGTGACCAATTTTTATTATTTAGGTAGTTTCTAATTGGTATAAATGGTATAGGTAACCCTTCAAATTCTTTTATGACATCCGTTAAATTGCATGTATATGTACCATCATCACCATGAATGGTGGCACCTTTACTTAGTTTAAATGTATATGGTTTCCACTCATCAATTTTTTTGGTGTAATTTTTGAAATCAGACACATTTTTTATATGTGTATATTTAGTTTTAATTTCACTTGAACCCATAAGTGAAGCCAAGTCAGTTACAAATATATTATTTTTAGAAAATATGGATAAAATATTTTCATTATTACAAATTGTGAAGAATATTTTATCATCACCAAATCTAGCAACTATTTGAAAGACTAAAGATTTACCACTGTTAAGTTTAAGTTTAATTATTTTACCTAATAAATTTTCTTTGAACCTAAGTGGGGCAGAAACATTACACATTAACATATTCTTAGTTTTAAAACAACCAGAACTTTGTCTTTTAACAGGTGATTCAACGCCTTGTATTTTAGGACCCCCCTTTGAGTTAACACTAACCCTAAAACTAAATGTCCCATATTTTATGTCTGGGTCGGTACTGTAGAATAATCTTTGTAAGTATAAATTATCATTTTCTAATTCATTAAATACCTCAGTTTTATATTCATTATAATGTGTTTTAAAATCACCTTTAGTTCCATGTTGTAGATAATAAACATTATCACCCCTACCACCAGGTGTTCTTTTATTGCCACCAGTATGTGTGGTTTTTTTATGCTCCAACAATAATCTTAATCTATCTCTTATAAAATCCTTCATAATATTTATTTTAAAATCTTTTTATATAAATATTTGGGTT